GGCCAAGAAATGAAGTGGGAAAAATATGATGCTCGGACTTCTAAAAAGATGGCTGAATACAATCGTGAAGGCGGTAGTGTTCGCAAGCCCGTCAGGTCAGTTACGGGTGCAAGCACCGGAGACAAATACGACCGAGCCAAGTTCATCTACCGAAAAGCGGCCCAAGCCCTTACTGCTGGACACCCTCTCAAAGACAAGAACGGAGAGGCTACGCCCGCCGCCCTCCAGTTCAAAAGATGGGCAGCCAAAGTCCCGCAAAACCGCCAAGACCTCCAAGACCTCAAAAGCCTCGGGGCAAGGCTCAAAGACCGCTACAAGCCGAAAAAGTAATGGATAGCATCTCCGCAATCCCACAGCAACCGCAGCTCGGTAGGCTGGCTCAGTTTCTCAGGTCTTTAGAGTCCGAGAGACCAGAGTTCCTGCCACGGCAGCTAGACGTCATGGGGCTGATCCGTCAGCTTGCATTGCCGTCTGCATCCACTGTGGAAAACCTGTCTTACGGGAACCTGCCATTTACTATGCCGCCTGCCGGTACAGGTGCGGCAATCCCGCAAGTCAAGACCGGAAGAAAGCCGGAGGTCGCTGATCTCGTAGGTATGCTCGGCGGTGTGCCTGGCATGGGTGCTGTAGCAGACGTAGGAACCAAACTATCCAACGAAGCCGCAGACGCTATCGTTCGGGCAATTACAAGAAACCCAGAAGCAACGGCGCAGAGAGTCATCCAAGAGACCTCCATGCCGTTTATGCAGGCTGTGGCTCCTCGTATGCCAAGTCTGCTGGAAACTCCTGTAAAGTCAGATTTAGGCTTTTACTCCGCGCTCGAACAAGCCACCATGCCTTTACAAAACAAAGGTACTGGAACGCAATTCTTAGCGCAGATAGAAAAGACCGCAGGCGTAAAGCCAGAAGAAGTAAAGTGGACAGGACTAGACGAATTCTTAAAGTCCCGCCAAAACGTCACCAAGCAAGAGGTACAGGACTATCTGGCCGCTAACCGTGTAAACCTACAGGAAGTGCGGTTGGGCGAGGGACTGCCTGCTGGATTTACAGTAAGACAAAATCCAATCGGTGACTTCAATGTCCTTGACCTTGAGGGAAGAATTGCCGGGTCTGGGTTAAATAGGGCAGAAGCAATTGCAAGTGCTGGATTCCCTGGCACAAGAACTAAGTTCTCCTCCTACACCCTACCAGGCGGTGAGAATTACAGAGAGATATTGCTGACGCTGCCGGACACTAAAGGCGCAAAACTTGACGCAAGACGGGCAGAAATTGAAGCAAAGGGATTAAACGCTACGGATGCTGAAAAACAAGAATGGGCATCCATAATGAATCAGTTGCAGCCCGAAACTAGGGACGTTGAAAACCTGCCTCGTTTCCGTAATAGGCCAGAGTTCCGTTCCTCTCACTTTGACCAACCAAATATCCTCGCTCACATGAGGGTAAATGACCGAGTAGTGGACGGTAAGAAAACCCTATTCATAGAAGAAATTCAGTCAGACTGGCATCAGGCTGGGCGTAAGAAGGGGTACGCAGACAAAGATAAGCCTTGGGAGCTGTTTGACCCAAGAGACGCCAAGATTTATGGAAGATTTGCAACCCAAGAAGAAGCTAGAGCTGCAAAAGCCGCGCTTCCAGAAGAACAAAGTTACTTTGACATTGACAAGTCAGAGGGCGTACCAGACGCACCATTTAAAACCACCTGGCACGAACTAACCCTAAAGAGAGCAATACAAGAAGCCTCAGAAAAGGGTTACGACCGCATCGCATTTACTACCGGCAAGACACAGGCAGAGCGGTATGACCTGAGTAAGCAGATAGACGAAATCAATGTTGTTGGTAGAACAAATGCTCTTACTGGAGAACAGACGAAATCTGTCGCTTTAGATACTACAAATGGTCAATCTTTCAGATTAGGTGTAAATAAAGATGGTGTTGTTGACAATGTTAATGATGAAAACATAAGCAATTTCATTGGAAAGAGCTTAGACGAAATAATAGGAAAAGACCTAGCAAAAAAGGTTATGGATGGCGGTTCTCAAACAATTTCTGGAGAAGGTCTAAAAGTAGGAGGCGAAGGTATGAAAGGCTTTTACGACCAAATCCTACCTAAGTCACTAGAGAAGCTAGGCAAGAAGTTTGATGCTAAGGTTACAAAGTCTGTGCTTCCAGATGAGCGGGAGTTTGCAAAATTTGAAGTAGTAGAAAACGGACAAGTTGTTTGGACTGCTGGAAGCAAATCAGACGCTCAAAAAATTGCCAATCTTGGAGAAAACAGAACAATTAGACCGGCAAGCGAAGGGCCAGAAATATGGGTAATGGACATTACTCCCAAGATGCGCGAGTCAGTTCTTACAAAAGGCCAGCCACTTTTTGCCGCAACGCCAGCTATTCCTGCCGCCGGACTATTGGGTGACGAAGGCGAATAACTGTCGTATAATTACAACACTTATCCCGAACAACCACTAAGGATTCGGACATGGAAATCAGTAAAGTAGAAGAAATTACAGAACGCAGACTCCCTCCTAACGCAGGCAAGGGAAGGCCAGCAGGAAGCCCAAATAAGGCCACTAGCGCGGTGCGAGAGGCAATCGCTAGGATGGCTGACGAGAACGCAGAGAACTTCCTAACGTGGCTAAATGAGGTCGCAACTAAGAACCCAGAAAAGGCTTGCGACATTTACCTGAAGGCAATCGAGTACCACATACCCAAGCTGGCTCGTACAGAGGTCACGGGAGCCGAGAACGGCCCGCTCACAATTAAGGTAGTCACCGGAATATGACCGAGGTGGTCGTAGAGACCGGATACAAGCCAAGAACCCAGCAGCGCGAGATTCACGATGCTGTGGAGAACCACCGCTTTGTAGTGGTAGTGGCACACCGCAGGATGGGCAAGACGGTCGCAGCTCTAAACCAGCTCATACACTCTGCCCTGCAATGCGATAAGCCAGACCCAAGGTTTGCGTATATCGCACCTACCTACGGGCAGGCCAAGCGGGTAGCGTGGGACTACTTGGTAAACTTTACGAGACCGCTGGAAGCAACGCATAACATCTCGGAGCTGAAGGTAGACTTCTACGGAAGGCGCATCCAGCTCTACGGCTCGGATAATCCTGACAGCCTGCGGGGTCAATATTTCGATGGGGTGATACTGGATGAGATCGGAGACCAGAATCCGAAGATATGGAACGAGATTGTCCGTCCTGCTCTCGCAGATCGCGTGGGTTGGGCGTTATTTCTAGGAACACCAAAGGGTGCTAACCACTTCAAAGACTTCCGAGACCGCGCTGAAAAAGAGCCAGGATGGAAGTTACTTGAGTTCAAGGCTTCGCAGACGGGCATACTTCCGCAAGCTGAACTGCTCGCTGCCAAGAAAGAAATGGGCGACGATAAGTACGCTCAAGAGTTTGAATGTTCATTCGCGGCTGCGGTCGAAGGTTCATATTACGCCGCTTTACTTAACGCTCTCCTGCCAGAGAGATTCACGGAGTTTGCGCGGGACGATCTCTGTAAGACGTATACGGCGTGGGACTTGGGTGTTGGTGATTCCACGGCCATCTTCGTCTGCCAGGTCGCGGGGCAAGAGCGTCGCTTACTTGATTTCGTGGAGAACCACGGAGTCGGCCTAGACTGGTATGTCAACTGGATCAAAAAAAACGATTACACAAAGGCAGAACACATCCTGCCGCATGACGTAGAGGTCAGAGAACTCGGAACCGGCAAGAGCAGGAAAGAAGCCCTGCAAGACTTAGGACTAAACATCACCGTCTGCCCGCGCATAGGTGTAGACGATGGGATACAGGCAGTCCGCAGGATGCTCCCGAACTGCTGGTTCCACCCAAACGTAAAGCAGGGACTAGACGCCCTGCGTAACTACCGCAGAGAATATGACGAGAAACGCAACGTCTTTTACGATAAGCCGCTCCACGATTGGTCGAGCCACGCTGCTGACGCTTTTCGTTATCTTGCTGTTGGCATGAATCAAACATCTACCTGGGGTCAACCACTCACCCCAAATGTGAAATGGATCGTGTAAATGAATGAAACCACCCTAAAAGGCATACTCGATAACGAGATAGACAACGCCATTGGCTATCTTGAGACCGAGACTACCGAATCACGCCGTAAGGCCATCCAGTATTACAACGGAGAGGAATACGGCAACGAGGTAGACGGTCGCTCGCGTATCGTTACCCGCGAGGTTGCGGAGGCTATTGACGGTGCTATGCCTGCCCTCATGCGCGTGTTTACATCGTCCGATGAGGTAGTGGTATTCGAGCCAAACGGTCCGGGGGATGAGGACAAGGCCAAGCAAGCCACACAGTATTGCAATTGGGTATTCATGCGGGACAACCCCGGAATCTCAATTCTGCACACCTGGATGAAGGATGCGTTGCTGTCCAAGGTGGGAACCGTCAAGGTTTACTGGAATGACGAGACCGAGGTCAACACCGAGACTTACGAGAACCTGAGCCAAGACGAGCTTGCGCTCCTGCTCTCAGACGGTCAGTTCGAGGTCGTAAGCCAAGAAGAGATCCAGATTGGGGAAGTACCTGCCCCCGCGCCTGCGTTCATGGACCCCAACGCCATCGCACAGGCAGAGCAGACAGAAGCTCCGGCGATGGTTCCGGTCTACGCCTACAACGTCAAGGTCAAGAAAACCGACAAGAAGGGTCGGGTTGTCGTTGAGAACGTACCGCCAGAAGAATTCATTGTCAGCAAGAAAACCATAGAGCTAAAGGACACGCCGTTTTGCGCCCACCGCAGGCTCGTGACACGCTCCGAACTGGTGGCGATGGGGTTCGACAAGGACGAAGTAGACGCCCTGCCGACATACGAAGATCTGACCTACACGCCTGAGCGCGTTGCCCGCTACTCCAACGGTGAGCAGCCGGATGATCCGAGTCTCGACCCGTCAATGCAGGAGATCGAGTGCTTTGAGGCTTATATTCGCGTTGACTACGATGAGGACGGTATTGCTGAGCTTCGTCGCGTCTTTTACGCAGGACAAAACATCTTCGAAAACGAGGAGATCGACTACCTCCCGTTTGCCTCCATCTGCCCGATCCCACTACCGCACAAGTTCTTCGGTCAGTCATTGGCCGACCGGACGATGGACATCCAGATTATCAAGTCCACGCTGACCCGTCAGATTTTGGATAATATGTACCTGACGAACAACGCTCGGGTAGTGGCCCTTGATGGCGCAGTAAACCTAGACGACCTCCTAACCGTTACTCCGGGTGGTGTAGTTCGCGTCAAAAATATGCAAGCAATCCAGCAGTTGCCGGTTCAGGCAGTCGCAGGACAGTCGTTCCCGATGCTTGAATACATGGACAACATCCAAGCCAAGCGCACAGGTGTGTCCGACGCCTCACAGGGATTGGACCCAAACATTCTGCAAAACACGACTGCGGCTGCTATTGCCGCGATGCAGAACGCCGCTGGCTCCAAGATGGAGTTGATCGCCCGTATCTTTGCCGAGACAGGCATCAAAGACCTCTTTAGAAACATTCTGCACCTGCTGTGCAAGTATCAGGATAAGCAACGAGTTATCCGACTGCGCGGTCAGTTTGTCGCAATCGACCCCCGCGAGTGGAGCAACGAGTACGACATTTCGGTAAACGTGGGTCTTGGAACCGGCAACCGCCAAGAGCAGATGGCTATGCTGGGCATGGTTTTACAAAAGCAAGAGCAGGTGCTCCAGCAGTACGGTCCGTCCAATCCGCTGGTATCTGTCGGTCAGTATCGGTCCACATTGGGTCGCTTTATCGAGGCCGCAGGGTTCAAGGACTCGTCGATCTTCTTCCGCGAGATTACTCCTGAGATGGACCAAGCACTATCCAGCCCGCCACCGCAACAGCAACAGCCAGATCCCATGATCCA